TAAGGCGACTTGCTCGTTCATGAGAGCTACGGCGACTGGTCCGACTTCGCGGTTCGCGACCCCAAGACGGAGAGCTTGCCCCATTGCTTTCGACTCTCTCGAATAAGCACGAGCATTCGAACGACTTACGGCCTCGAGAAGTTTCGCGGACTGACGACGAGCCCAGGGACCTAAGCGCTCGGCATAATCCTCTAGGGCTTTCGTCATCTTTTTTAGGTCTGTAATATTTGCGCCGTTCGTATAGGCGTCTACGATATGGCCGGACTGCTGAGCTACGCTACGAAGAGCGCGATAAAAATCACGCTCCGCTGCCGAGCTTGCTTTAAACTTAGTTTTTTGCTTCTCCCTTTCGGCCTTCTTTGCGTCGAAAGAGATGCTTCTAATTGTACGTCCCACCATTGAATGGTACCACCCTTAGAACTTTTTGATCCAATTAAACGGGGAGAACCTAGACTTCTTTTTGGAATCTAGACTCTTCACTGGATCCGCGACCTTATTCTCTTCTGGGTTATCCCCTTCGGGAAGGATAGCGTCTGGAGGTGCCTCCCCCTCTGCTTCCTCGACTTGATCGTCGGTAATATTCGAGAAGAGTCCCGTATCACCCGAAGAAGCGCGAAGCTCTTTCATCGATGTAGCCCTATCAGTAACACCAGCTTCGTAAGCTCCGAGAATAGTCTCAGTATTAAGCTTACCGATCTCGGCCTTATCCTTCGCGGACATCTGCCATAGAGATACGAACGTGAACTCGATATCTTTCGGGGCAGCGCGACCGAAGAACGATCTCCACATTACATGAACAAGAACGGTTAACCCTGGACGAAGAGCCGCCTCTTGCTTCGCGTTAATACCGTCGTAGTACATTCGAAGATCAGACTCCCCAGTTGAGTTTAAACCCGCTGGGCTCTGTCCGAATAAACGAACGAGAGGGATCTGTGAAGCTCCCGCAAGCTGCTGGCCGAATTGAAGGATAACATCGGGGAGACCCGTGAAAGTGTAGTTCGTTGTCTCGAAGGTATCGTTCTTATCCATAACCGTCATACCCTCGTTAGTCTGAAACTCGCGCATAGCTTCGAATTGCTTCTCGAGAGCTTGCTGGGCCTTTCCACCCGCGGCCATGATCTCGCGATATCCCTCGATCCCAATCGTTCGGTTATTTGCGCGCTCGATAAGGTTAGCTGTACTCATAGTCACAGAGTCGAAAGAGATAAGACGATCCCATAGGCGCTCGAGAACAGACTCGCCCCACATCATCTCGGTGATCGCTTGGAAGAACGGAAGCTTAATGCCGATATTTCTGATTACGCGGGAGTGGTGCACAGTAATTTGACCGATAGCCGTAGGCGCTGGGCTCGTAGAGGTTTCGCCCGTAACGATGTAGTAATACTCTGGAAGACCCATATTCGGGCCTGCTTTAATTACTCGAGAGAGGTCAGGATTGAGCTGCCAGCGGTCGTAAACGACTAAGCCTTGGAATTGACCCTTCGCTACAGTTTCAATCTTAAGAGGAGTTGCGAGATCTTGTCCCTCTACTTGAATTACCGCGATAGCGCCACCGTAAAGTCGGCCCCACTTGATAAGATCACAGATCGAAGACCAGATCTGAAGGCGAGACATTCCGGACTGAAACTCCTTAATATCCTGCTCTTCTTCGTTCGTCGTTACGTCGATCCCTGCGCGAGTCATATCCTCGGCGACACAATCGACGACCTGACCAACGACCCAAGATCCGCGGTAAGCGGCCTCGAGCTGGATACGGTTTCGAGTCATTAGATTGAAGATGTAGAGCCCAGCCGAAAGAGTATTATTGTTATTCAGACCGAGGCGCGAAACGAAGTTATCAAAGCCGTCACCGGTTTGAGCTACGACTCCGACCTTGTCTTTACCGTCTTTCGTCTCGAAGATATTCGACTCTTTTATTGGTTCTGACATACTTCTTCCCCTCTGTTGATGCCGTACTTCTTCATAAGACGGTAAAGAGTTGCGCGGCTTATACCCAACGCCTTAGCTGCCTCGTTCGCGGTCTTTGTTTGTTTCAAAGCCGTTTCGATGGCCTCTTTTTTTGTGCTGTCGAGCGTCTTAATCTCAGTCATCTGCCAGCGCCTCCCAAAGTTTAAGTGTACTATTCGCCGATAACATATCTTGGATTGCATCCATCGTTGGGTCAATCTGATCGTCGTGAGCGTGAGAGTCATCAGCGGTAAAGGACTCACACTCAGTAATATAATCGCTTACCCACGGCGCCTCCAAAGGAATACATACTTGCCCTAGATCAATGTATGGAAGTCCGTCCATAACCCTCGTCAGCTTGTCGGTGTTGCGTTTAATGCAATCTTCGTCTTTCGGAACTGGGATTGGTCGAATACCGTGAGCTGGTTCCCCTGCGCGAAGCTGCTGGATTAAGCCAGTACCAGAAGATTTATCCTCTGGCTTGATCTGACGTAGTGCTCCGAAAGCTTCCTCGTCGATAGACTTGTGCTTCGCCCAAAAAGCTCGAGCGCGTTTAAGAAGCTCTGGGGCCTCCCACTTATCGCGGATCTGATCGAGGAGATAAATCCTACCGTCGACGCCTTTACCCCAGCACTGGAAGACCGAGTAGTCGTTTCGTTGCTTCGTCTTCTGAGCCGTATCCGCGTAGATCATTCGGTACTGAATTTTAGGAAGGACCGTGTAGCGAACGAACGCCGCGCCCTTGATAATATTACCACCCATAGCTACAGGCGATTGTTGATACTGAGAATTAAAGACGTGCCGCGAAACCTTTGAACCGTTCTGATCGGTTCCCTTTCCAGCTTCCATCGCGCAAAGCTCCTCGAGGGGCTCTTTAAACTCCCAGTACGAGAAGCGGCCTTTGTCGTCGCGAACCGAGCGGTCGATCTTATCCCAGTACTTCTTAGGGATATTTTCTTTTACGAACTCGTCCGTCATAATCGCTGGGATCTTGATATGCTTAAACTTGACCTGCAGACCGCCGTCGAGAACGAACTGGCTCGGGTCCCCTTCGGAAACGCGCTGCATGATAAGAATGATCGGTGTCTTTGGCTTCGCTCGACGAGACTTTACGGTAGTTAGAAGCTTACGGTTCGCGGCCTCTCGCTTCGTCTTCGAGTAAGCGTCCTCTGGCTTTAACGGGTCATCGATTAAGATTGCGCCCTGGAAACCTGGGGCCATGTGGCCGGCACGGAAACCCGTTACCTGACCAGCGAGAGAGGTCGCGTAGACGCCTCCCCCGATCTTATCTTCTGTAACTACGTTCCAACGCTTTTTAGACTTGGTATCCGCAGCGAGCTTAAGAGGCCAGAGCGCTTGATATTCGTCGCTCGTCACGATGTCTCGGGCCTTCTGTGAATTTAAAAGTGTAAGGTCGTCCGAGTACGAAAGGTGGAGGAAGCGAGCCCGAGGGTTCTTTGCGATACCACGAGCGATAAAGTTAACGACGACCATCTCGGTCTTAGAAGATCCAGGGGGGACGTTAATCAATAAATTCTCGTTCTCCCCCGTAATAACCTTCTCGAGTTCGTCAGCAAGGTATTCGTGATGCCAGTTCACGATAAACTTCGAGCCCTCTCTCTGCTTAAAAAAGTAGCGAGTAAAAAATAAGTGGCTCTGCTGAGACTTGTGCTTTGCGGCCGCAAGCTTGAACTCATCCACGATAGTCCTCCCTCGTCTTAGCCTTATGACATGGTACGCAAAGAACTTGAAGGTTAGAAGGCTCGATACCCGCTCCCCCCTTATGTACTGGAATAATATGATCCGTTTGAAATAAATGTCCGGTCTGGTCTCCGACTTGGTAGTAAGTAATCTTCGACTCTGGATCTCCCTCAACACGAGTTCGATAATTCGGAAGCCATACGATACTACCGATACGGTTCTCCGCTTCATGCTTGCGACGGATCTTTTTTCGAAGGTCATCCTCGAAGGATAGACCACAGCGTTTACACGCCCAGTTCTGCTCATGAATTAAGCGATAAGCCTTACCCGCTGGACTCTGAGGGTTAGCGCGAAACATTGCCGCATGAGCGCATGCTTCCGAACACCAGCGTCGCTTTCGGCCCGTAAGCTTCGAGTCACACCATACGCATTGGCCGGCAGGTGCCTCAAGTTCCGAAAGATTCATAGTTCGACGACTCCCGTTTTTAGCAAACTGGTCTAGCGCTCTCTGACACGGTTCAACAAATGACAGGGGCTGGAGCATCTCCATCTCGTCTTCGTGGGTGTACATAAGGGGCTTAGGAGTCGGAATAAAACTCATTTCACTTCCATGAATTGCTTACAGAGCGCCTCGACTTTTTGAATAGCTTCTTGGTCGTTATTCTTTACCGCGGAAGCGTAGAGGGTTTCGAGAACGTCGTTTAAGATCGGAGAGGCTTTTATCATGGCTTCCATCGCCCGAAGCGCATTCGCGACCCGTTGGATATCGCTTAAGTATTCGACCTTCGCGTACTTCGCTGCGCCGTCCCGTCTAAAGTTCATTAGAGTTTGAAAGCTAGACACGTTTCCTCCTTGCGGCCGCACGTCGCTCGGCTCTGTTCCGTGGAGGCCGGGGAGCCGGTGGACTTCCAATAATTGAACGGGCCACCGTCTTCATCTCCGCATGAACTTCAGGAATTGTTTCTGGAGGATGTTCTTCTGGGAAAGCTCTTCTAAAGATTTGCTCTACGTTCTGACCAGAGCGCGAAGTTATTTCAACCTGAGCCTCCCTGTCTCCTGAGCGGATAATCTTTACGTTTAGGTCATCCTTTAAGGCGAAGCCTGGCTTAACGAGATACTCTTCGATCTGGGCTCGGTAGAGCGCCAACATTGACTCTTCGTAATTAGAAGCCGAGTCCCCGATAGGGAAAGGCGCTTGATTTGGACTACTATCCATTGAATATCCTCCGCTTATTTTTTAACTCGAGGTGCGCCGATCCACAGCAGGGACATAAGTAGGCGACCATCGGAACCTTTGATTTTTCTGCGGCCTTACGACCCTCCTCGAGAGTCGCGAAACTTTTAAGCTTCTGGCAGCGTTCACGACCCTGGCGCTTCATTCTTCTTCTCTTTGTGCTTGATCTCGACCGCCTTACGGAGATCGTCGAGGGCCATCTTTTGGAAGTCCTCGATACCGAGACGGAAGCTCTCGAGGGCGATAATATCGAAGGCTCGAGCTACAGCGTTTTTATAAAGGTTCTCCTCGTGTCGTTCCTTCATTAACTTGGTGTGCTCGTCTAGCTTCTTCTTCTGAAGATCTAGGTTCTGTTCGTTAGTCATTTAGCCCCCAGGCATCTGCCGTAGATTTTGTTCTTAAGTGTCTCAGAAGAGATACTCCCCGTCACTAGTTTGATGAACCAGTTCTTGTCGTCTTCGTTCTTTAGAACGCGACATCCCCAGCGGAAAGCGTTCTCGACCTGCTCAGGATTGCGGCACGACTCGAAGACCGAAACGACGTGGATTAGGATAAAGAGATCGTTCATGCAGCCCTCCCCTCGAATACGATAAGACGCTTATAGAGCCTTTCCTGAAGAACCTCTTTGATCTGGTCTGCTCGAAATATAAAGGAAACAAATCCAGTCTCTGGATCTTGGAACTGCTTAACGTATTCAGCGCGGTCCAAGTCTTCCATGAAACTATTGATCTCGTGAGTTATAACTCGAGCTATTCTTCGACGACGACGGCGTCCTTGAGCTGCTGGTGAACTCATATGTCGATCTCCCCTTCTGCTGCATAATTATGCAAGGCCTCTTCGTCTTTATGCACGGTGACCCACTTACCGTCGATAAAAACGTCACCGGGTAAGAGGCTTTTCTTAGTAACTTCTCGGTAAGAGTCGAGGACCTTCTTTGTATCCACCAGGATCTCCTCGTCGGTTTTATCCTTCCAGAGTTTCGTCATGATGGGTTCCTCGCCGCGGACTCCCGAGTTTCGCAGTGAAGATCTTCAGGGCCGATACCTCGAGCCTCTAAAAGATCTTTATAAAGCTGTTCGGCTCTTTCCTTCCAAGTTACTCTCCACATAGGACCGCAATCGTTAGGACACCGCTGCGGAGCATTATTAGCTCCGACGTTACCGCTCTGAGTATAAAGAGTCTGCGTAACTAGGCCGCATCCGCATTTAGCACATTTAAAGTTTCCTGGGACATATATATCGTCGATCTTATCGGAGACTAATGTCATTAAAGAGCGTTCTTTGTCGGGATAGCTCTGAGCTTCTTCTTCCGTTAAGACCGTCGAATAAAATGGATTATCAGTAATAAAACCTTCTTCGTATTGTCCCTTGCTTATATAAAATAAACTCATACCTCGTCCTCCAGCTCCTGAATTGCTTTAGCGATTGATTGTTCGAAGGTAAGGGCCTCTTTCGGGTTCGCTTCCTTCTCTTTGTTGTCGAAAGTTAAAACTGCGTCCAGATCAATACCGAGACGCTGGCTCCATGTTCTAGGTTTACGTCGAGCCATTCTCTCTGCTGCGGCTCGCCAATCGGAACGGATCTCAGACTGTTCGAGAATTAAGTTCCCATCGGCATCCTTAACGTATTCCATCATCGGCTTACCGTCGGGGCCTATAA